AAAACCTTCTAAGAGAGGAGAGACTGAGATTATTGATCTATGTAAGAAGTATTTGGAAGATGATGAACTGAATGTAAAAAATCTAACCAGAACAATGACTTGGATAGATGCAGGTACATTTGAGTCTCTTCTTTTAGCATCTAATTTTGTATCCAACTTTGAGAAGATACAATCATATAAGATATCTTGTCCAGAAGAGGTTGCATATAAGAATAGGTGGATAGATGGTAAACAGTTATTAAAACTATCGGAGTCATATCCTAAGAGTGGGTATGGTGATTATCTTGCAGGTATTATTGAGGATTATTAATGACTATTTTTGTTACTGGTGGTGCAGGATTCATTGGAAGTAATTTTGCACATTATCTATCAAGGAAAGGATATGAGGATGTCGTTATAGTTGATAAACTTACCTATGCTTCTGATAAGCAAAATTTATATCCGTTAGAATATCCTTTGGAGAGTATTGATATAGCATCTAGGTATGTTAATAATGGCCATCTATCAAGATTATTTGAAAAGTATAAACCAAAGGCTATATTTCATTTTGCTGCCGAAACACATGTAGATAATTCTATTAAAGATGCAGATCCTTTTGTTCAATCTAATATATTAGGAACTATTCATCTTCTTAATCTTTCAATTAAACATAAGATAGAAAAATTTCATCATATTTCTACTGATGAAGTTTATGGTGCTCTTGGATATGATGACCCTTCATTTACTGAGACTACACCTTATGATCCACAGAATCCTTATTCGGCATCTAAGGCAGCTAGTGATCATTTTGTGATGGCCTATCATAATACATATGGTCTTCCAACTATTATTAGTAATTGTTCTAATAATTATGGCCCTAGACAGAACGTAGAAAAATTAATTCCTAAGACCATTACAAATATTCTAGATGGTAAGAAGATACCTGTGTATGCTCAGGGTCAAAATATAAGAGATTGGATTTATGTAGAGGATCATTGTGAGGGTATTCTTGAGGTCTTTTATGGTGGTAAGGTTGGAGAAAAATATAATATTGGTGGGGAATGTGAGGTTAGGAATATAGATCTAGTTAAACTTATTATTAAATTGATGGGAGCAAGTGAGGATCTGATTGAATATGTTGATGATAGACCAGGACATGACTTGCGATATTCTATTAGTAATGCTAAAATAAGAGAGCAATTAAATTTCCATCCCAAGTACAGTCTTGAAGATGGATTGTTGAAAACGATAGAATGGTATGAAAGTCGAAGAAGTCAATTTAGTTGATGCCTTACTTATTACTTTAGATAAGTTTGATGATAAAAGAGGATTCTTTTTAGAATCTTATAATGAGCAAGCAATTTCTAAGGAAATTGGATTTTATGAATTTGTTCAAGACAATCATTCAAAATCATCTAAGGGTGTATTGAGAGGCCTTCATTATCAAATAGAACATCCTCAAGGAAAGTTGGTTCGATGTACTCAGGGATCTGTTTATGATGTAATAGTAGATCTTAGAGCTCATTCTGATACTTTTGGAAAGACTTTTGGAATTGAACTAGATAGACCAGAACTGTTACTTTGGTGTCCTCCAGGATTTGCTCATGGTTTTTATACCATAACAGATACTGCAGAGTTTCAGTATAAAACTACTGATTATTATCATCCACGATCTCAGAGGACATTAATGTGGAATGAATTAGATATTGAATGGCCTTTCTCTGGAGATCCTGTTCTTTCTCTTAAAGATACTAAAGGACAAACTTTTGAGGAATGTGAAAAGTATGAGTAAGGTTGCGTTAATAACAGGTATCACAGGACAAGATGGTTCTTATCTTGCTGAGTTACTTTTAGAAAAAGGATATGAGGTTCATGGTATTGTCCGTCGTTCTTCATTAATTAATACCCATAGGATAGACCCTATCTATCCTCAGTTGAAACTTCATTATGGAGATTTAACTGATGCTACTAATCTTATTAGTGTTATTAAGAAGGTTCAACCAGATGAAATATACAATCTAGGTGCTCAAAGTCATGTTAAAGTTTCTTTTGAGACTCCTGATTATACTGCACAGGTGGATGGTTTAGGAACTCTTAGAGTTCTTGAGGCTGTTCGCCTTCTTGGTATGGAGAAGAAGACTCGTATATATCAAGCATCTACAAGTGAATTGTATGGTGAGGTACAAGAGACTCCACAATCAGAGACTACACCTTTCCATCCACGTTCTCCATATGGAGTTGCAAAACTATATGGATATTGGATTGTTAAGAACTATCGTGAAGCATATGGAATGCATTGTAGTTCTGGTATTCTCTTCAATCATGAGAGCCCAAGAAGAGGTGAGACATTTGTAACTCGTAAGATTACAAGAGGTCTATCAAGAATATCTGTAGGATTGCAAGATGTCTTAGAGTTAGGTAATCTTAATGCTAAGAGAGACTGGGGTCATGCGAAGGATTATGTTGAAGCAATGTGGTTAATGTTGCAACAAGATGAACCTGATGATTATGTGATTGCTACTGGTACTCAGTATTCTGTTAAAGAATTTGTAAATGAGGCCGCACCTATTTTTGGTTTTAGTATAGAATGGAGAGGTGAAGGTTTGGATGAGTTTGGGTTTGATCTCAATACACAAAGAACAGTCATTAAGGTTAATGATAGATACTTCAGACCTGCAGAAGTTGAATCTCTATTAGGGGATGCTACTAAAGCAAAAGAAAAATTAGGTTGGGAACCTAAAACTACATTTAAAGAACTCGTTGAGGACATGGTGCTTTATGGACAGTAATAGTAAATTTTATGTGGCGGGTAATACAGGCCTAGTTGGTTCTGCTATTATTCGTATGCTTAAGGGGAAAAGATATTATAATATTCTTTCTACTCCACATACTGATTGGGATTTGAGGAATCAGGAAGATGTTAATAGGTTCTTTAGAGTTAATAAACCTGATTATGTTTTTCTTGCAGCTGCTAAGGTAGGTGGTATAGGTGCTAATAGTGAGCAACCTGCCGATTTCATCTATGATAATCTGATGATTCAGACTAATATTATAGATGCTGCATATCGTAATGGAGTTAAGAAACTTATATTCTTAGGTTCATCATGCATATATCCTAAGTTCCCTGAGATCCCTATCACCGAAGATCAGTTATTGACTAGTCCATTAGAACCTAGTAATGATGCTTATGCTATTGCTAAGATTGCTGGTGTTAAAATGTGTCAGGCATATAGAAAGCAGTATGGATTTGATGCTATTGCTGTGATGCCTACTAATTTATATGGGCCAAATGATAATTATGATTTAGAAACATCTCATGTTTTTCCTGCTCTGATAAGGAAGTTTCATGAGGCAGAAGATAAAGTTACTCTATGGGGTGATGGTTCTGCTATGAGAGAGTTTCTTCATGTTGATGATTTAGCAGAAGCACTTTATATTTGTCTACAGAAGTATAATGATTCAGAACCAATTAATATTGGTACAGGTGAAGATGTAACTATTAAAGAACTTGCTGAAACTGTTGCTAGTGTTATTGGAAATAAAACAATAGAATGGGATAAATCTAAACCTAATGGGACTCCACGTAAGGTTCTTAATGTGGATAAAGTTAAAGCATTAGGATGGAAACCTACTATTAGTTTACGTGATGGTATTGAATCAACTTATGAGGATTATTTAAAATGAAAAATTTAGCATTAGTATTTTGTTCTATTAGGCCTGAACAACTTAAACCATCTATATGTGATTATAGAGAATATGAATATTATCAGACAGTTCAACAACTTGAAAGGATAATGCCTAGTAATTATGATATGGTATTAGTTGAAAATACTATTGATGATCCTAATGAAATTAAGAATCCTGAGATAAGAGAATATTTTTCCAGCATGGAAATTATTTCTTTAGGAAGTGAATCTAATGCAGGGCAAGTGAATAAAGGTTGTGGTGAACTATTAATGTTGAATGGGGCATTAGCAGAACTGAAGGATGAACTTGATCAATATGAGAATATTGCTTATGTAACTGGAAGAAGAATGTGGACATGTCCCTATTCATTTGATAAAAGTGCAGCATCTAAAGGTGCGGTTGTCGTACAAAACTGTCACATATACTTTAATGGTGTAGTTAGATGTAATGAGAAGGATAATTTTAATGATACCTACTTCTCTATGAAGACTGCTGATATGTTAAAATATGCTGAGTATAGCTCTGAAAGATTACAAGAACTTTCTGATAAACATATTTCATCAGAGGTACATCTCTATGAGTTTATTCATGAGAATAAAGTACAATATGAAATACTTGATTGGCTAGGTATCGTTCGTAATGAATGGGAAAGAAGTGGTAATACTCAAGACTTAAACAACTTTCATATTTGCTAATGGAAAATAATACTATCTTTAATATGATGAGTAGTTATCATGACTATTCATATGATAATATCACTCAGACACGTGGATGGTATAGTAATAATCAAGATATCAGATGGCATGCAAATTGTGTAGGTTACTTTGATGATGAGGGTGTTACTGATTTTTATAAGGAAGATGCCTATGCTAAACATACAAGGTATGATTTCTGGGTAGAAGTAATTGATCTTTTTAAAAAGAACAATATCAAATCTAATTTAGATATGGGATGTGCTAATAATCATTTCTCTTTCTTATGTAATAAGAATGATATATTTTCTTTAGGTGTAGATCCTAGAGAAGATTGTGTAAGGACATCTGATGTTGTTTTTAAACATCATTATGGTGAAAAGAGATATGGCTACATTGGAAACTTTAGAACCTTTATAGATTTCTTTGGTAATTATGATCAACCAGTTTTTGATTGTGTTTCAATTTTAAATTTCTTTCATGGAAACGATCATGTTCCTGAGGAGGTTGAGCAAATGTTTAACGTTTTGCCAAAAGTTACAAACTGTGCTATATTAAGTGAACCTAAATGGGATCAATTAGGCCTACCTAAGATGACTGAAAAGTACGAAATTTTAGGCACAGTAAATAATGATACAGATCATAATCTTTATAAGTTGAATTAAATGAAAATCAGAGACACTATGTTACCTGTTCTTCGTCCTGTTGGTGGAGATGAAGAAGTAAATGCAATAAGAGAATCAATAGAGAGTGGTTGGTGGGGTAAAGGCCCTAAGGTTGCTCAGTTTGAGAAAGAGTTTGCTGAGTTGGTGGGTGCTAAGTATGCAGTAGCAGTTAAT